TTGCCCCTGGGGTACTCCCTGGCGAAGTCTGCTACCGTGTAGCAGTCCGGACAGGTGTTCGGTACCGCCTGCCTGTAATACCCGTTCTGCCTTAACACAGCGCCCCACACGCTGTCGCTGCTTGGCATGTCTCCCATTGCGTAACCGGCTGCGGCTATCTTGATGTACGCAGTCTCCCAATCGGTATCAAGCGCCTTCGCAACCGCTCTCACCGCGCAGTCGCCAACCCTGCGCCCCGTTGGATTTAAATTCCAATCTATCCACGCCATGGCTTTTTATCTCCTTTACGGTCTCGTCGATGTCGTACAATTCACGGGCCATGCGGTCAGCGCGTTCGAGGTCAAAACCACAAATGTCCATGATTTCCAGGTAGTCCATACCGGCAATTCTCCCTTCGCTTTTTGCCGTTTCTGGAAAAATCGTATAAAAAAAGAGCCTTGCCCGCCATAACGCGAGCAAAGCTCTTTTCGATCACTTTTATATCATTTTTTCATCATAAGTAGGATGGGGTCTCCGTACCGATGGACAATGCGGCTAACGTGTACCGCAGATACTTCGCACAACTCCGCTGCCTCTTCGTAGGTGAGGCCTTTGAGGTAAACCGCTTTGAGTATCGCCCTATTGCGCTCCGCTTTTCTTCCGTTTACGTAGCGGTCAATCAATGCACTCAGTTCCAGTCCATCACAAAGCATATCATCTACCGCCGTTTTTGCTGCTTTTGACTTTGACTCTTCCGGTTCCATGACACATGTTGCACTGCCTGTAGCCGGAGCTGCCACCGGTCTTCCTGCGTCTGCCTTTTGTGGTTTTAACCGTCTGCTTTGCCATTGTATATGTCTCCATCATTGCCGATGTACGAGTTGTAGCCGTTCTCGTTTTCCTGAGTGACTTCGGTTGTCTCGTACACTTCCCACTGGCTTTCGTAAATGATCCATGCGACGTTACTTCCAACGAGCAACACCACCAGGATCATGAGCAGAATCCACAGCCGCTTAATTGTCCGCTCCATCCGCGCCATAGCGGATTCATGGGCGATAAACGGGATAGGCTCGATCATTCTTTGCTTCTCTTTGCACGTTTCGCAATCTGGCATTATAACATCCTCACTTGAAAATAAGAGATAGCAGCGCACCGACAATCGCAACAATGACGGCTCCGAGAGTGGTCTTGCTGACCCAGCTAATCACGGTAAGCTGCTGCTCGATAAGAGCAAACTTAGTATCACCCGAAGACAGGCGTTTGTCAATGGCTTCCGAGCGGTCATCGCATTTTTCGCGGGTGACGAAAATCTCTTTCAGCCGCGCAATGTCGGCATCATCAATCGCCATTCGTCGAGCCCCCCTTCGGAGCTTCAGGCAATCCCGTCGCCACACTCGTCAGGATGGACAGGATGCCAGCCAGTACGGACGCGGACAGCACGGCCCACCAGTTGACTTCTTCCAGTACAGCGGATGTGCCGATCATGGCAACCGCCGTCTGAGCGATAGTCCTCACCGCACGAATGGCGGCAGCTTTCACGAAATTCTTCATTGCGATTCCTCCTCAAATATATCCCTGGTGTCTCGATTTTAATGCTTTAGCCGCCACGGCTTCACGCAGGTCATACGCATTGATATTACACTTCCACACCTCTGCGCCGTACAGCCTAAAAATGCAGTTTTGGCAAGCCTTCTGCTGATTGCAAAATTCCACCAGCGTTTCAGCAGCTTTTATCGCGTTTACGTCACTTATTTTCGGCATAAAGCCTCCGCAGCACCGTCGACATCTCGGCGCGTGTGACGGGCCGCTCCGGCTTCCATGTCCCGTCCTCATATCCGGTCATCAGCTCATGGGCGATGCACCAGCGGATCGCATCCTCCGCCCAGTGCCCTGTGATATCGTCCACGATGACCGGCTCCGGCTGATACTGAGGGCGGCAGACGGCAACGATCTGCGATGGGTAGCGGGTTTTCAGCGCCACACAGCCGCCGTTGTCCTGGCTGCCCTCTTCTCCCGGCGTGGTGTTCCCCTCGATGGTGCGAATACCAACAGCCCAGCCTCCGGGAAGAACAAGCTCCACCAACCCGCAATGCTCCGTGTCCTTCGTCCCGTGGAAGTTCAGCAGCACGATATCCCCCGCCTGCACATTTTCCACCGGCACCGTCAGCCCCTGCTCCCGGTACCACCGCAGCAGCGTCCCGCAGGAGGCCGTTTTTCCCCCGCCGAAGAACGCCATCCGCTCCCCGGCCTTGTCAAAGCACCACCACAAAAATGCCACGCACCAGGGCTGCCCCTGCATCTTCGGGTCATAGGCTTCCCAATACTTCGTCCGGTTGCTGTTCGCCGGGGCTTCGGTATACCCCAGCTCCCCACGGGCGATCTCGATCACTTTCCTGAGGCTCATGCCCCGGCCTCCACGGGATGGGTGATAAACTCCTTAGACCCCTCTACCGCGTCCAGGTTTTCGTCGGCGATCATGACCATGGCCCTTTCCACGCTTGGCTCGTTCCACAGGGCCGCGCAGAGGTTGTGAAAGGTGATCTTCGCGCTCTGGACGCTGGTGATTCCTTCGGCGTGAACGGCGTAATTTCCGTCGGTGACTTTGATGATTGCGTATGTCATTGCGTCCTCCTTTAATTTTGTTAACTATGTTTGATGATCGGCAGGATTGCATAATATCCGCCGTCTGACGTGCCCCAGGTGAGCGTGACGGTCGCCGCGTCTTTCTTCGTTACCGCTGCGCCGTACTGTTCCTTGAGTATTTGCGCCACGCCCACATAACTGCTGGTTTGGATGCCGTGGACGAGGTAGATGGATGAAGCGCTGGTGGCTGTGGCCCACCCTCTTGTAACGACTAAAAACGCAAACGCGCCCGATGCCCGATAAGCGGAAATGTCCACGTCGACGGAAGCGCCTCTGACGCGACCCTTGTCATCGGAGCTGTACTTTTTGAGATTCACCAGCTCTGCGCCAACCGTCACCGCCGTGCAGTTGGACGAGGTAAAGGAAGCTCCGCTCGCAATATCCTCCGTCACCCGATATAACGATCCGTTCCGGCAAAAGTACGCGCCCTTGCTGTAGTTTGCGCTTGCCGTCGATCCGGTCTCCACCGTGGCAAGCTGGGCCTGATTGGCCTTACCGGTATCGCTGGGATGCACATGGTCCCCCCGCGCATAATCCCCGCTGCTCCCCGGCGAAGCCGTCCCGTCCATCGCCGGATTCGATGCGTAGGCCGCCGGGATGGCCGCCCGTGCGCCCGCGTCTTTCAGGTCATACGTTCCTCCGCCGGGGAGGACGATTTTGCTGATATCCGCCATATCAGCTCACCGTCACCGTTCCGGCGGTCCCGGTAAAGCTGGGCTGCGACGCCGAATAGGAAGCGTCCCCGGTCTTTACCGTCGTGTCCGTCCCTTTTGTCGGCAGCGTTCCCGCGCTCCATCCGATGGTCAGCGTTTCGTTGGCGACGGTGGCCGTCCAGGCGGGCGCCGTACCGACGTCCGTAATGCTGTTTACCGTGGTTGTGGACCCGGCGGAAGCCACGCTGATGGATGGCGCGGAAACGGAGCCGCTGGGCGTAAAGCTCCCGCTGGCGCTGTTTTTATAGGCAAGCGCCCCGAGCAGGCTGAGGTCGCCCATCTCGATCCACTTCGTTCCGTCGAACAGGAATTCCTTGTCTCCGTACAGGACCAGATTCCCCGCCACCGCCGTAACGCTCTCGCCGTTGACGGTGATGGGATTGGTGGTCGCGCCGTCTGTCAGGGCGGTGGTGGTCTCCCCAAGGAACTTGAGCCCGCCCGCGATTGCCTGCTGGATGCTGGCGATATCCGAACGCGCCGCCGCGTCCTTGAGGTTGTAGGTGGTGCCGCTGGGCAGCGTAACCGATGAAATGTCCGCCATGATTTTTCCTCCTTTATTGCGTGGTGCTGAAAGCCAGGTCTTCCCCGTCCACGGACACGGAAACCTTGTTGTTCCACGCCTGTTTTTCCGCCGCCGTTACGTGTATCGTGGTGTCCGCGGCGTGGGCCGCCAGCGCCTGGGCGATATCCTGCGCCGCAAACGCCATGTCGATCAGGTAGCTGGTGCCGTCCCCGATTTTTATGCCCGGCACCGGAACGGTCTGCCCGTCCACCGTCGCCGAAGCGTAGTCCGTGTAAACGTAAATCGAGCCTGCTTCCGCCACCAGCGTTATCTGCGCGTTCCATGCCGCCGTTGTGTCCCTGTAGATGGCCGGATAATCCAGCACCACCGCCCCCGTCTCCCCGTTGACGCTGGTCACAGGGTAGGGCGGCGGGTTATTTGCGCTGTACTGCCGCTCGTTCGCCACGTTCCCCAGCCCCACATCAGCAGCACTTGTCGGTATTAACGACAAGATTTCGTCAATGGCATACTGTACATTTGTCGAATCAAGCCCGGATGATGTGTTTTCATAGCTTACGTGGTCTGCGGATGCTTGAATTGTTGGTAGCTGTCCTGCTGGTACTTTGCCGTTTGCATCTAGTTCAGCAATACCGCTTGCTGCTCCTTTCATAGTTCTTGGCAAGAAGATGTTCAACAGGCTGCTTCTTATCCACGATAACACCAAAGCGAATGTGAAGTTTGAATTATTGTTACCCTTCAATCCGGTTACGGAATCAGAGTAATCAATGTCCTGAGAGTAATCAAATGAGCTGATTTTTACTCCATCCGGTTCACTGTTTGCCATGATTCCTCCTATTCGGTCAGCAGGTTGACATACGGTCTGTTTGCCATAAAAGCATGTAACTCTGCGACTGTCCCTTCAAACCAAGTATCAACACCAGCAGGTTGGTCATACGAAAGCTCACCAATACCAAACCAATAGTCAAAACTATCATTTATACCGGTGCTATTCAAACTAACAGCGAAGTGTTTTGTATAGCTAAACGACCCGTCAGCAGTTTTGTAGGTAACATGCTCATGGATTCTTTTCAGCCTGTCCGGCCAGTAATCATCTTCAAAACGTGGGTCCCGGTCTACAAACACGACCACGTCCATCACTCTATCGCCAAGATCTGCGTAAAAAAAATTTGCCTGAAAATAATCAAATTCTTCTTCAGTTGCCGAATGCTCTATAGAAAGCCTGTACAGTGCTTCTGTACATGTTCTTCCGTAGACTATAACAGGATCTGCAAGAGTATACCATATATCAGTATCGAAGATGGTTACGCCGTTCCAGTTTCGTTCTTGTTCGGCAATAATTTTGTGGTCATCTTCTGACATGATATATACTCCAGACGGAGCTGGCTTTTGCTTTCCGCCCGGAACTCTACTAAGGCGCATTCCGGTCATTATACCAGCAATAAAGGAGTTAAGGTCATACCTCATTCCTCTCCTCCCTCTCTTTCCTCTTCGTCCTCGTCTTCTGTGTTTTGTCCTCTGGTCTGATCAAATGGAGACGTTACCGGAGGGCCCCATATTGTCATCCCAACAGCAAGCCCAGCGAGAAACGAATCTCTGTCGTATGACATTACCAACTCACCACCGTTTCGTGCCCGTCTCCGTCTATAATACTGATTGGATACCCCCGATAATCAAAGTTTACCAAGTAATTGTTTACTTGGCCCCCATCCAATACTACTGTAAAGTAGCCGGAATCCCATCCTCCAAAAAACAATCCTGTTGGCTTTCTCAATCCGTAAATGTCCATATAACCAGCAGAGTTCATTGTCAGTCCTTGTTCGCGTCCCTGCGTATCTACAAACGATATGTCGAATCCGCTTGCTTTTTTGTGGAGAATTGCCTTTGTTCTACCATTTTCATCCCCGGCACCCATCGTAAGCATAGGAACGTAGTTAGCACCCTCAAGGTTGAACGCGAGTTCCGTTTTGACCATTTCCGTATACGTATAAGTATAAACCGGCCAGTTTGTAACCTGTACACCGGCAGGGATTTGACCTTCTGAATCATACGGGTGACCATCTGCGTCATGCCCTGTCGGTTGGCGTTGCCAATACAGATTTTGATTCTTTCTGTTTTTTGCCTGTACAGGTGTAATGGACGTGACTGTGCCAGTCATGAACCGCAGAAATTGTCCCTTGATTTTTATATAGTTGTCGTCTGTTGTGTCTTGCAAATTATATTTCAGCACTCTGCGTGATGTAGAGAGTTCGTCTACTGTCAGCTCTGAAATATCCCCTTGATCTGCATACAGATACGATACCATAGACGATGATATTCTGGAGTCAACCTCCTCAAGTATCTCTTCCTCCAGATCGTCCATCTCGTCCTCGATGTGACGCATTCTGCGCTTTGAAATGTTGATATAGGGGTATTCGTGATTAAGCTCGTCTCCTCCAGGTGCACTGATTGAAGATGTAGCATGTTCACTGCATGTCAGATCAGAAGTCCACAGGTACGAGCGAATTGTGTGACCAGATACCGTAAATGATACTCTGTCCCCCAGCTCGGCAGCAGGGTCAACAAACGCACTATTTGCGCTAAACGGCTGATAGTATAGACCGGAAATCACAGAGTAACCATAATTTGCCTTTGTCTGTGTTGCCCAAGGGGATTCTGCCGAAAGTGTGATTCCACTACCCTCTCCAGATTTGCTGTATGATGTCGCGTTGTCCTTAACAAGCAAGAACTTTTTGTAGACAGGATATGTGTTTCCGACGGTCAATGATTCCTCATTAAGCCCAAGAGGAATCGTCGTGGCGTCTGAACCACAGATCGGGACAAGTCTCAATTGTCCGAGATGGGTTATGCACCAGTTTCCGGCATGCTCCGCCCCAATATACCCAAGCACTTCTCTCGGGTTGAGATTGCCGGGGTCCTTGACCATAAAACCGGATTCTATTGAAGTTCTGCTGTCTATTGTTACGCCGATCAGTTGAGCGATATCTTCCACAACGTCTGATGCAGGCGAAGGCCATGTGCTGATCGAAGACAGCTCGTAATACGTACTGCCTCCAGCACCATCGGCCTTGAGCATCGCGTCGTAGCATTTGATAAGCAGAGTTTCTGTTTCTTGATCGTAATACCGGCTATCAATAAAGAACTCACCTGCTTGGTACCAGTCACTCGCCAGCCCGGTATCGGAAACAGCCATAAAATACGGAATGATCTTCGAGTATCTCGGTATTCTCGATGATCTCAATAGCAGCGTGGCGGTAAATTCGGCAGAAATGCAATTACCAACCGACGGCTCCCCATTTGGAAACATCTGGCGAACGATCCTCGGCGAACAGTCGGCGGATCCAATTTTGTGAACAATATACTCGTCTCCGAATACTGTTCCATCACCGAGTTCTATCTTCCACTGAAACTCATGCCTACCTTCAGTTATAAACTGGTAGGTTACACTTGTTGGCAGCACTTAATATTCCTCCTGCTCCTCCCCCAACCCAGGAGCTATGGCCCGCAGTTCAATCTCTCCGCCTTTGTAGTAGTGATTTCCGTCTGCGGATTTAATTCCATATGCGGCAGAGAGATTGGTGTTAAGACGCATCATTTGTGAAACATCTGCGCCTGCGTAGGGGTCTGTGTAGGTGGCTGAAAAAACTCCTTCACTGAGGGCAGCATAATCATACTCTGCGTCATCATCCGATATTGGAATAAGCGCAAACCGGATGATCGTTCGGTATCGTTCAATCGCAACGTGTTCCACGTAGTCCATAGTTGTCACGACTTTTCGGACTATCGGCTCATGTTTAACACTGTACTTGCTCAACCTGCCAGAAAAGTCCCTGGTGTTGATCGTCAGGGTTACGTCCATTTTAGACCCCCATCATTCTTGCACGACTTGTCTGATATTCCGTGACCAGCATGCCGATTTTTCTTCCGTCCATATAGACACCGGTGCCTTCCAGCGCACGGCTGATTGCAGTGGCAATCTCTTCCGGCGTATAGATTCGCTGATTTGCAGCGGGTTCTCTGCCTGATCTCCCAGCATCAATGTCTGCGGTACTGACGGTCAACATGTCTCCGAAATCAAACGACTTTTCAAGCTGGTCCGTTATCAGATGCTCGTTGTCCCGGATGCCCTGGGCGAACAGCTTCATCATATCCGGTGCGAACGTGTGAAAATTGCTCAGTGGACCGAGGTCCGGTTCAGAGAAGCCGATGAAGTCCCTAATCGTGTCCGCAACATTGCTAATCGTACCGGCTACGTTGTCAACGGTTGACGTTATACCACTGACAAAGTTGTTGATTAGGTCTGCGCCCCAACTCAGTGCCTCTCTGATAAGCCCGTTGATGAAATTCTTAATACCGTTAAATGTATCTTCGATGGTGGATTTTACCTTGTCAAGAGGCTCCTTTACTTTGTCGTAGATGGTATTAAATCCATCCGAGAACTCCTGCTTCAACGGGTCGAGAATTTCATCACTAACGAAAGTCTTGATGCTGTTCCATATTGTTTTGATCTTGTCCTTGATACTGTCCAAAACGCTGGATACTGAGGTTTTGGCCTCCTCCCAGGTACTTGTAACCTTCTCTTTTATCCTGTCTGTCGTTTCAGACACAAAGGTCTTGATTGCTCCCCATATCCGTTCGAACGTCTGTTTCAAAGGCTCTAAGATTTCGTTGTTCAGGAACGTAGTAATTGCGTTCCATATTGCCGTAATCTTCTCGCTGATGGCGTCCATAGCGCGGGAGACAACTATTTTGATGGCCTCCCAGATCGTTTCGAACAGGTATTGCAGTGCGTCCAAGATAGGCCGCACAAAGTCAATCAGAGGGTTAAAAAAGTCCTCAATCTTCTGCCACGTTTCAGAGAAGAAGCCAGTAATACCCTGCCATACAGTTTCAAAAAACTCGCTTATGCCCTGCCAGGCCGTAGAAAAGAATTCTGCTATGCCTTGGAAAAGTTTTTCGAAAAACTCACCTAAAGGCTGTATGATATTGGTTTCGAACCACGTATCCACAGCATCCGACACGCTTAAAAGCCACTCCCCGACAGCATCAATCAAAGGCGCAAATACCTCCCCGATTGCACTCAGCAATACGGGTATGTTTTGTATCATCCCTTTGGCAATTGCAGCGTAGATTTGCACCGTGGCCTGAATCAGCAGAGGGGCATTTTGAATCAGAGCTTCTACCAGATTTGCGATAATCTCCGGAAGCTTCTCTATCAGCCTCGGCATAGCTTCAATAAGCCCGTTTGTAAGCGCAAGCATGATGGCTATGGCGGCTTCAACCAACGCGCTGAGGTTTTGCGGGTCGGTGAGTATGTCAATGATTTCGAGCACTACGTCAATGATAGCCGGTATCAGCTCAGGGATGCTCTCGGCGATGCCTTTTGCCAGTGCAACAATGATGTCCAGTCCTATCCTGATGACATCCGGTAGCGAGTCCAAGATGAACTCAACCAGACTCATAACGATCTCCATAGCCGTGTCTGTAATTAGGCCGATGTTGTCGGAGATTCCACGGAGCAACGCCTTGAGCAATGTCGTGCCTGCTTTTACGATTTCCGGTAGTCTCGAAACGACACGTGATAGTCCGTCTGATAGGACAGTACCAAATGCCTCCATTGCTCCGTCTATACCGCCCTCTTTATAGGCTTCAGTAAGCGTTGATATCGCGCTGGAGCCAAACTGGACGAATTCTCTAAGGCTCGGCGTGAGACCGTCAGATATTGCGATTTTTGCCCCCTCAAGAGCCGACTTAAACAGCGTAATGTCTCCAGCCAGGTTGTCTAGCTGAACTTCTGCCATTGCCTGCGCTGCGCCTTCGGAGTTTTCAATTGCAACAGTAAGCTCGTCCCACCTGCCTGTTGTTGTTGCCAGCAGCGCATTGATGGATTTGAGGTCTTGTCGGTTGAAGACTTGGTTTATAAGTTCAGTCTTTTCCTGATCTGTCATACCCTCCATGGCTGTGTTCATGTCATTGAGGATATCGCTCAAATCACGGAGATTTCCACCTGCATCATAAGCCTGAACGCCAAGTGCACCAAAGTAATCTTCAAACTTTCCACTTTGTATACCTAGCAGTACGTTTCTTAACGCCGTGCCACCTTCCGCGCCCTTGATACCATTGTCTGCGAGTACTCCGAGAGCCGCTGCCAATTCCGTTGTGCCACCAGCCATTGATTTCGCTGTTCCGCCAATGGTGAGTATGGCACTTCCGAGCTGCTCAACACTTGTGTTGCTCTTGCTGCTGGCCCTTGCCATTTTGTCTACAAGCTCCGCTGTTTCATCCAAGGAAAGCCCAAGCGCTGACTGAGCATCAGTAACCATGTCGGACGCTGCGGCTAATTCGATGTTTCCTGCTGCTGCAAGATTCAGGACATTAGGCAGCATCGTCATTGCCGTATCAGCATCGTAACCGGCAAGCGCCATATAATTCAAAGCGTCCGCTGCTTGTGACGCAGAGAATGCAGTGGTGCTGCCCATTTGCTGTGCGAATTCGGATAGCTGCTGGAATGTATTTTCCGCATCACTACCTGCTGTGTTCAATTCCTCAACCGTGTACCCCATTGTAGCCGCTACTTGGGACATGGAGGAATCAAATTCCATGCCTGCTTTTACTGAACTTCCGGCAAACGCGGTGATTGCAGTGGTAGCCGCACCGACAGCGGCAGCACCAACGGAAAAGGCGGTCTTGAGTGCGCCTCCTAGCTTGCTCCCGGAGTTCAGGGCGTTGTTAAGTCCTTTATCGTATTCGCTGCTGTTCAGCCTGAGTATCGCTTCAAGAGTAAACGGAGACAAACTAGCCATCAATCATCACCCCGAATCCTTTTCCAGATGTCAGCCGCTATCTCCTTGCACGGCCTTGGGTCTTCTGGCTCAGGTGGTGGCTTCGGAACTATGGTGTCCAACCACCTGCCAGACATATACTTGTTCTCGCCGTGGAGCTTCAGCGAGTCTGTGACGTAAGTCTTGTACGACAGGTCTATAAACTCTTGACGCTCCCTAGCTTTCGCATAACGCAGGAACGGCGTCAGTTGACGCCGTCCCCGGTAATCTCCGTAGCAGAGCCAGAAAACTCGGCGTCGTTCATCTGCTCTGCTCCAGTAAAAAGCTCTTTGATCTCCGGCTTGTTCAGCAGACGCACCAGCTTAACCGGAAGCGCCAGCAGATTTACCCGGTACTCTTCGACGGGTACGTCATCCATCCGCGCAAGAATCGTAATGACCTCACTCTTGTGGTTTCGGATTGCCGCCGCTGCTGCCCGAATCTTTGGTTCTCCTCGATTTATGATGTCTCGCAGCTCCTTATCCCCAATGAGCACTGCCGCAGGCTCGAGAAGATCAGCGAACAGCTCAAGCTTCTCTTCGTTGGTACGTTCTGCCATTTCTTACTCTCCCTTAGGTGGATTTGGTCGCGTTGACGGTGATTACCACAGGAGCAGTCACCGCGCTGATGCTGATGCTCCCGGTGGTACTGATCGTGCAGCACAGGTCGGTGATGTCAACGCCGCCCATCGTAACGACGATATCGCCTTCATCCAGCTCGTAAGTGGATGCCGCCGTGATGGTGGCGGTCAGGGACGCACCTTCCTCAACGCTCGTTCCGCTGTAGCTGCTGGTGGCATTGGTAAGCTTCTGCGTAACGGAAATTGTGGTCGCGCCGTTCTGAGGCGGAATGTCGTAGAACTCCATCGGCATATCGTTCTGAGCGTCGATGCTCACATGCCCGGTCAGCGTCACCTGATTTGTGCCTTTGCCGTTCTTGGTGGACTGAATGTTCAGACCGCCAGTGGACAGTGCGTTCTTCAGGCGGACGGCAAACGCGCCGCCATTGGCCTTGTCTCCAACCCACCAGATATCGGCGAAGTCAGTCAGAGCGAGATTGCGCCGAGGCACGATCTTCTTCACACCGTTGCTGAGAGTGGTCGTATCGGACGCGCCGAGAGACCAGGCGATGTTCGCGGCGTTGAACTTGATGCTGCTGAACGCCATGGCGCAGTTCCAGCCGTCAAGGTGCTTGAACTCCATCATGTTATTCGGCACGTTGTCAACGTCCTCGCCGAAGTCGCTGTAAGTCGGCTCACAGGTCGGATTGATGCCGCCAGTGGTCGTGGCGAGAATTACGCCGTCCGTAGGAGCGACGTAGGGGTTCGCAGGGTCAAAAGCCGTCAGCAGGACGCCAGCATCAAGCTGGAGAGATTCGAAGGCATCGCTGGCGACCTTGGTAAAAATGCCCATATCGTTTTCCTTTCCTGCCGCCTAGAGCGGCATATTCGTCAGAAGAAATGTAGCTGTACGCTCAGCAGCTTTCGCTTTATCGCATCGTCGTCCGGGTCTCCCATGTTCTGCGCCAACGGATTTCCGGCCGTAACCCACACGATCCCTTCGTCGTACCTCAGCACTTCTCCTCCGTTTTTTAGCTTACTTTCCACCGCATCTGAGAGCGCATCCGCCCCCTGCCAAGAGGTGGATCGCGTCCAGATGGAGGCTTCTACCGTAACCTCACCCTCGAACGGTGTGGCCGCTGCCTCGTAAGTGATATACGGGAATGTAAGGTCGTCATAGTCCGGTACGCTGTTTCGCTCATATGCCGGTACTCCGAAGCTCGACCAGAATCCGTATTGCGCTTCGTATCTGTCCACATTATTCACCTGTCGGGAGCGCATACTCTTCCGCGGTCACCTGCCTCATGTTCAGGCCTGCGCTGGCCGGGGTGTGCTTGTCGTCTCCGTCAGACGTAACCCGGAATACCTTGCCGTCGCTTTCCCTTCTGAAAACATCGTGATACTGCAGGTTGATGGCCTTTGTCGTCGTAACGGTGTACAGCGCCGTAACTCCCTGGGCCTCCGCTCGTCTCGCTTCCATGGACGAATCAAACACAATGGCGGCGGAGAATCCCGCTCCGTCCGCCCATGTGGTAATTACCCCTCCACGCCCGTCGGATGTGGTTCTCTTATCCAGCATCACGCATGCTTCCATCGCTTCGTTAAGCAGAGACATGTTGACCCCCTAGATTTTGCGCCAGGGACCGAGCTGCTTCGCAAATACGTCTTGCCACGCTATCTGCGCTGATCCTCCCTGAGCACTGTAATTGGTGCGGATTGTGTAGCTGTAACCTCCGAAGCTCTCGCTGCTGTACGGGCTGTTTATGACCTCCGCATTTTTCTCGGTCCAGTTCTCGATTTCTCCGTCGAGGTCGATAATTTCCTGCGGAATTGCCATCGACCATATTGCACCGGAGAATGCCGGTTCGTCCTGCAGCTCGTCAACTCCGGCCTGCTTCACTCCGTCGTTGAAAACGCTCCCGACCACGCGGAAATACTGGTTGCCGAGAAAGGGCAGTGCTTCGCCGTCCGCAAATGTCAACACACCGTTTTCGACTTTGAATGTCCCAAACAGTTTTTCTCTCGCAAACCAGTTGCGCAGGTATTGGCAAATCTGCGTAAGCATATGCTCTGCCCCTCTCTGTCCTTAGGGCTCCTGAGGTCCAGGAGCTTCTTTGGTGACGGTGACGGTGTACTCCGTGGAGTGCGTCTCGTCCGCCGTAACCGTGATCGTAAGCACGTTCTCTCCGGTTTCCCACGTGGCGTTGCCGCCATTGGTGACTTCGGTGTCTCCGAGCATGATTACGACTTCGGCTCCGGTTGCCGTGGGTGTCGCCGTCACCTTGTTCTCATCGTCCGTGGTTTCGGCTGTGTACTCGACCGTGTCGCTGTCAAACGTCGGGTCGAGCGTTACCGACGCTATCTCCAGCCCAGATAGCGTCGTTACGTGTTTTTTAACACGTCGGCGGAACCGGCGGCCTGAGCGCGACCGTTTGCGTCAACGGAGGCGACGGTGATCTTGGTGTTGGAGCCAGCCGCGATGTTGGCAGGAGAAGTCATTTCGGTCCAAGTGCTGCCCAGCTTCTGACCGTAGGTCACGGTGGGAGCGGAGGACGCGCCGAACTTATAGACATACTTCTCACCAGTGCCGGGGGAATAGCTGGACAGCGTGATCTTGGTATCACCGGAGCCAGTGCCCGCCTCGGAGGTCACGGTGATGCTCTGCAGGCTGGGAGTGCTGTCGATCTGCCCGAACACGACGCCGCTGGCATACTCGACGAGGAACTGGATGCCGCTCATAACCAGGGTTTCGACCTGGGCACGTTCATTGGTCGGATAGCCGCTCTTGATGCCGATGAAGCCGGTTTCGTCCGCCGTCAGGCCGAAGGCCGAAAGGGCTTCGCTGGACACGGGCACGTAGTACATGATGAGGTTTTCCTTCGCGGTCGAGATGACCGTGCCCTGGGGAATCTGTGAGGTCATTATGACGGTGCCAAGGCCCATGAAGTCCGCGATATAGTTGAAGCCGAACGCGGTCTGCACGGAGATGCTGGCCGTGCCGAGGTAATCGGCAATCGTCAGCGGGTGCAGGAAGTGCACGACTTCCACCGCGTCGTTCTCGAACAGCACCTGCAGGTTGCCCCAGGTCTTCGCGAGAACCTTCTGCAGGTTGTCCGCGCCGACGACGGTGGCGTCGATGGCCTTCAGATAGTCGAAGAAGTCGGTGCGGATGCCGGTCTGGACGTCCTGCAGCAGCTTCGTGTCGGTCTCCCGGACGGCCTCGCTGTACCCGCTCTTGAGGATGCTTTCGGCGCTGGCGGCTTTCCGCCACTTCTTGAGGGTGATGTTTCCGATGGCAATCTTGTTCCGCTGATACTGGCTCAGGGGAATGACCTCGCCCTCACCCACGCTGCCGCTCTGCAGGGTGCCGGTGGTGGTGTAGTAGTACATTGTGGTGCCGTCGATCATCGGAATCTTCCTGGTGACCCCAAGGGCCTCCATGAGCTTCCGCAGGATCGTGCCGGTGAATCTCAGGGTGAAATCCACCTCGCGGGCCTTTGCCATCTGCGCGGTGGTAATAAGATTGGTTTCCGCGCCGGTAGTGATGTTATCAGGCATTTTTTGTCCTTTCCGTCCGGCTAGAAGCCGAACAATTCGTGATTTTCAGCGATTGCCTTCTGCCGCGTGTTGTCGTCCTTGATCGCCATGATCTCGTCGCGGGTCTTATACTGGCCTCCGCTGTTTCCGGGCGGATTCTCCGTCTTCGTGCCGGTGGTTTCGGTCTTCTTGACGTGTTCCGCCCACTCTTCCTTGAGCGTCTTGATAAGGGTCTTCGCGTCCTTGACTTTCCCGGCTTCGTCAAGCTCGACGGTGTTCCAGTCGGCGTATTTGACCGCCTTGGCAACGCCCTTCTCATTCAGGCCCGCATCCTTGCAGACCTCCGTGTAAGCTGCCTTCTTCGCTGCGAGAACTTTCTCATTCTCCGTCGCGGTCTTGTAGTCCTCGTACTCCTTCTGGAGCTTCTCGTACTTTTCCTTGTACTCATCTCCGGGCTTGGCTTTGAGCTCGTTCAGCTCTTTCTGAACGGTTGCCAGTGTCTCGGCATCCTTCTTGTAGCTGTCGCGCTCCTCCTTGATGCTGTCCAGCACGGCGTTGTGCCGGGAGCAGACTTCCTCTGCCGCAGCGTCAAGATGCTCAGTAGGCATCCCATGCTCGGACAGCAGAGCCTTGATCTGTTTCACCGAAAAAGTCGCCATTTTCCAATCTCCTTTGTTTCGGGAGGCTGTGTCTCGCCTCTTCGATTGATTTATATTCAAGGCAGTGTCTCGCCTCGATATACCGTTGCGCGGGCGGGGATTTTCACCCCGCATGCTCGCTTCCTTGCGAACCAGGCCAGGAGGTCAAGCCTTGTGTCTACTGATGCGGTTCCGGTCACCGCACCGGCCCCGATCGTACACAGGGCCTTTATTCCACCACCGCGCTTTTTGGAGCCGCCGTGAGGATTCGAACCTCAGACCTGCCGATTACAAGTCGGCTGCTCTGCCATCTGAGCTAAGACGGCATGAAAAAAGAGCGGCAACTTGTAAGGATTGCTTACAAGTCACCGCCCTGATGCTTCCCGTCAAACGCTTATGACGAGGTACAATATGGAGCGCCTTCCCCACGGCCTATGCTGTGTGCAGTACTTGCGGGATGCGCGGCGCTACGCATCCGGGGTTATTCTCTTGATTCTCTTGATTCTCTTTCAGCGTTCGCCCTTGACTTCTTCTCTGCGTACTCGGAACACTGTAACACCCGTTTTTGTGGGAATCAGCTCTACCCGTTGATCTTTCGACAAGATGCTGTTGATCGTCTGTATCTGCTTGTCCGTGAGCTGCCGCTTCCCTGCGGTCGGCTCCGGCTGCTTTACCGTGTACTCGATCATGCTTTCTCCTGCGTTGTCCTCCGGTTATGCCCCTTATAGCGTCTTTTCTTATAAAATATCGTCTTTTTTTCGGTCTGTCAAGGGGTCATTGTCCTTTGAGGAAACTTTCTGCGATTCTTTTGTACTCTTCTGCATGATCCTGCACCGCCGGTTTTAGGAACGGCTGCGCTTTTGTGCGCCTGGTACCATACTCTACATCATTTTGTTATCGCAAAGGCTTTTTATCCTCTGCCTCTTGTGGTTTCCCATAAGATCGGCGTACATCATCGGCCTGCGTACAGGTCGTCGGGCACTCTTGGAAGGATTATTGCTCGCTTTTCGCTCACCTTCTACGCTCTACGGTGGCGGGTGCTGTTCCCGCTTACCTCGGAATTAGCCGTTAAACAGTTCGTTGATTCCGATGAAGCCATTTCTCCTGTATCTGGCGAAAACTGTTTTGTAATCGAGTTCAAAGATTTCGCACCATTCGGTCAGGGTTTTCGTTGCATTACCGATCTTAATGCGAACGTTCGATGCCCTATTCCTCGCCTGAGTCTCTTGATCGACCCATCTACAGTTTTCCGGGAAATAGCCTTTGTCGTTGTCAATCCGGTCGATGGTGAGATTCTCGCTGTACCCGTTGTTCAACGCCCATTCATAAAACTTAGCGAAATCCTCTTTCCATTCATCACAAACCGTTATGCCACGTCCTCCGTATCTATCATACCTTGTGTCGTGGGGATTGTAGCATCTGCCTTTCATCCCTTGCCAGATTTCATATGGCCTCGTGTGGCTCATTTTGTGCTTGTGGTTTGCTTCGAGGTTGATCCTGTCTTGCTCTCGCTTTTTGCATCCGCATGACACGATGCTTCCCGATAACAGCCCATCACCACGGATTGACTTAACTGTTCCGCAATCGCACTTGCACCAAAAGTATGTTTTTCGAGTTCCCCTGTCGTCTACTCCGATCACGGACAGTCTTCCGAATCTTCTCCCTGTTAGGTCGTTTTTGACGTTTTTCATGTTCCCACCTCCGCTCATTATTGTACCTTATTCGGTGGAAGCAGTCAAGTAAAACGCTTTAGCTTTTTCCGATTTTGCCCGATTTTCAACATGCATTACTGCATGAGGGCGCATGTTTTTCTACGCTGCATATTCGACGTTTGTGCCGATATATACGGCGGCTTCTCCACCCGGGACGCTGTCCGAATAGCTTCCTTCCCTGACCGGAGACACTGCCTTTCCTGCCGTCCCCGCTTTCTCTGTGGCTTTCGTAGAAGCATGCGTACTGTTCGACTTGTACTTTTCGAGTGCTGGCTTCTGTCCAGAAACGGCGTGAGTTATGCTGTTTCTGAGTAATCCGGTATCAACCGGCGCTTTCAGCTTCGCATATCCTTCCGCCTGCAGGCCGATGGCTTCCAGCGCCCGCATGACCGCCCCATCTTTGGCCGAGATTACTTCGTCCGTGTTGTCTTCTGTGATTCTGATTTGCATATCCATGATTTTTATTTTCCTTTTCTATGCGCACTTTTCCACTCATCGTATGACATGTCTCCCAGGTGCTCATTATGCCGCAAATCCGTGTCCGTGACGTCTCTCTCGAATCCCTCAATCTGTGCAATAGTCGTGCACCTGCAGTTTTTCGCTATTATCATATTGCCGTTGCTTCTTCTGCGGTCATGTGTTAAAATGTTCCCAGCAAGATAATATCCGCTTTCGGTTTGGAGGTTGTAAACGTGGCCGCGAAAAGATTTGATTTTAATGCTTCGGATATGGTCAATAAGTACGTTTCCGGAAAGTCCATCAAGCAGCTCGCTTCGGATTTCGGTTTCAGCAGGCAAGTCGTCTATCGTGTACTTCGGGAGAACGGTGTCCATATAAGAGATCGCTCTGAATCCATGTATCTCAGAATGTCCCAGGCCTCTCCAGAGGAAAGGAACAGGCTTTCCAATGCTGCGCACGAGGCCAAGCGCGGTTACGTGAACTCGCCAGAGACGAGACACAAGATGGCTCTTGCGAAGAATAAACGGTACGGAATCTTTGAGGATGAATTTGCTTCCAGACTTCGCGCCGCTGGTGTTGAGGTCTTTCCGCAAGAGCCGTTCCTTGCTTATAACCTCGACATTGGATGTGGCAACGTCGCCGTGGAAATCCACACTCAAACCGCGAGCCCGCTTTCCGGGAAGTTTGCTGTAAAGCTGATGAATTGCCTTAAAGCTGGGAAGAATATGCTTTATGTCTGGATCGACCCTCGCCGCATCAATGTTGCTGATTTGTGCTACGAGAATGTCGTCTCCATCGTGAAGCAAATTGGCATGAACCCACCCGCTAGGTGTAAGTATTGGGTGATTCGGGGTACAGGAGAAATTTACGCCTCCGGTTGTTTCGACTTCGATTAAATCTCCAGAATACCAATGCCGGTAGCTCCTGACTATTTCACTGTCAGGGGCTACTTTCGTTTTTCCAGGAAAACAGTTCCAGACCTCTTCCGGCGGGCCTGCCGGGTCTCCGGGATATTCGCACCCGTTTGAGAAGCTATCCCCTACGTCTACCGTCTCTCCGTCCATCTCTCTGTGGCTGTGCCTTGTCCTTCCGTCCAGCGTCGCCACCCACGTCTGCTTCACCGGTATTCCCATACCCTGCGCCCTCTGGTATGCGTCCCTTCTCCCGGCGCACTCCGCGCCCGTTGTCGCAGTCCTGGCGTACCTCACCGCCGATGCGTAATCCGTGTTACCTAGGTCTCTGCAAATCCTCTTCGCCATACCGTCGATGCTCTCGCCCTGTAAGATTGCCTGCATCGTCGCTGACTGTATCTGCCCTTCCTGCCACGCAATATCCTTGTTCGCCGCAATTTTCGCCTTCATGTTCTTTCCCGGCGGAGGTAATATCTCCGGGTTGTCTCTTGCGATCCTCTCCACCGTCTGCCTGTCGTAAAGCGTGTACGACGTGTCCAGCTTTGAGCCTTTTTCGACTTGGAACGTGGCGTAGTTGTGGTTCAGCGCGTAGACCTCCGGCATATACCCATTCACGACGCTGCGAGCCATCACATTTGCGTTATGGTAGTCCTGGGCCAGCGTGTCCCGCATCTCCTCCCACCTCTGTCCGACGAGGAATTGGCCTTTGCGCCACTCCAACCATTCTTTTTCCGTTACTTCGCCCGCCTCGACTCTCGCCCGCCACTTTTCGTCTTTGGCCGCGAATCGTTTGAAGTAATCCTCTGCTTTCGCCTGTGTCTCCTTAACCGCCTGCCTGTACTCTTTCCTCAGCTTTTCTTCCATCTCTTCCAGGAGCTCGTCTGTTTCCTTGTGCCCCGCATCACTCATGCTTCTGTCCCTGCCTCTTCGCGTCCACGAATGCCCTTGCGAGGTCATCGATGATCTGGTGAACTACCCTCTCCTGCAGGTCGCTTACCCCGTCGCCGATGAATCCCATCTTTATGTGCAAAAGCTCGTGTACCAGCGTCTTTTCGTAGTCGAAGGGCCTGAGCCGGTTTCCGTAGAATTTCGGGTCGAGAATCTGGATTCTGGCGCACTTGTTGACCTCGGCATAGCTGGCGCATCCGACGCAGTCTTCCGCCTCCATTTCGTCCGGCTCGCAGTTGTCTTCCAGCTTGATTACCCAATCCGAAAGCCCCAGCCTCATTCCCCACTCTTCCAGCAGGTTTTCCATTCAACATCCCCTCCTTGCGTACGGCACGATTCTTCTGGCCGGAGCCGTCCATCTATGCATCAGGTTCTTCGGAGGCCTGTTCCGCTGCCTCCGGGCGCAGCTTTCCGCTCTTTCGGTTTCTTCGATGTATTTGGTAATCGCTTTGACAAGGACTTCTACCGCTGGCGCAATCGTCTCTGCCACAAGCTCGGAATACGCCTGCATCGCCTTTTCCGTTTCCTCCAAGAACTGCTCCGCCGCCTGTTGTACTGCCGCCCATAAAGCTCTTGCTGTTTCCCTCAGCACTTCCAGTTCTTCTTCGCTCATGCTTCTTCTCCCGCTCCGCCGTCTCAAGTCTCTTCGTCTTCGTCACCCGTGATGCTTCCCAGCCTGTCCATGTTCTCCGCGTCCACCTGTTTGATGATTTCGTCTGCCTGGTCGCCGTCTCCCAGCAGAGTGAGAATCTTCCTCGTAGTGTACTCGCTCCCCAGATACGCCGCAGCCATCACCACCGTCTGTACCTCTTCCTGCACGTTCACGATGGTGCTGCGGGTAAATGTCGGTTCATCCTCCACACCGGCGATTCTCAGGATACCTGTGATGAACTCGATCACGCAGTATTCAAATTGGTCGGCCTTGACGTTCTGACGCTCGTATGCCGCCCTGATCTGTGTCGCCGTGGCCGCGCCGCTGGCAAGGTCGTCCGGGTTCATAATCATAGCATCCCGGTACAGCTGCTTTTCCAGCCTGTCCAGCAGGCGCTCCCTGGCCTCGTACGGAATCTCCACGCTCACCGCTTCGACTTCCTGGCCGTCTGCCGGTGCTGCGGCCTTGACGTTCCTGAGCCTGCTGAGGAAGTCCCTCAAATCCACGTCGTCCATTCCTCCCGCGCCCTTGATGATCCAGTACAGCTCCGCGTTGTCCAGGTCGTCCTCGAACCCGTTCAGGATGAAATCGTACGCGTCGATTTTCTCCTGCATCCCGACCAGCTCGCTCTGGTGATGCGGATTCCCCCACATCGGCACAATCGGGAACTCCGGGTAGTTCTCGCCCTTGTACAGCTCCACGCCGTCGGCCTCCGTCGTGACCTTCGTCATTTTGTACGGCACCCTGTCCATCATGTACGTGTCCTGGGCGATAGGTCTCCACCGTTCGTCCAGCTTCGCCGTCCTGTCCTGCGTGATCCACAGGTAGTTGGTGACCCCGTCCATCTCGTACAGCGTGGCCCGCAGCGGCTTCGTTTCGTCGATCTGCCAGAACCTTACTCCGGCTGCGAGAGCTCCGTCAACTTCGTCGTAAAGCGGCGCAAAGTTCGTCAGCTTGAACACTTCCACGTGATCCAGGTTGAAATAGCCGAACGCCTGCCCATCGACAAGCGCACTCTTTCCGATTTCCTGCAATCTTGTGTCGAAGTCCGTCCCCAGCGCCTTCTCCGCGTCGCCCTTCCAAATCACGCCGTTTCCGAGCAGGTATTGGTTGAGCTGCGTCGTGAAGATGTTGAAGAAGTTGCTTGTGCACCGGTGCATGGCGTTCTGATTGTCCGGCACCTTCTGGCCCGTCACCGTGGTTATCATCCTCTGGTACTGCAATATGGTCGTATTCCTGCAGCAGTCGTACTCCTCTGCGGTCTTCGCCGTGCGATACGCGGGGCTGTCCTTGTGGTTATTGATAACCCTCTTCACGAACTCCGCTCTTGCTGCTTCGTTGTCTTCCGGTACCGCGAGAAAATCCTGATAAGTAATCATTGCGTCACCTCATATAAGACGGAATGTAAGCGTTTCTCGGCTTTACAATGTTCATCGTTTTTACAAAATACCTCGTCGCGTCCATGCAGTTGTGTACGATTATCCCTCCGTTTACAGCAAAATTGTGATTGTCCTCAACCTCCATGTTATACACCGCTTCTGCGGGTATTCTTTCGATCTTTGCAATTCGGACAATATTTTGTTTTCTGGTATTTGTTGGCTCTGTACTCATTCCCGCACCTCTCGCAGATTTTTGTAATATCGTCTACCCCTGACGCACGGCGAAACGCGGCTTTGCATTTGTTTGAACAAAATGTATTGCTTCCTTCTGTATAGCTGTTTTTTGTTTCAAATTCTTTTCCGCAAAATGTACATAGATATTTGCGCAGTTGTGCTTTTTCCCATACATCTTTTGCGTGGTCTCTGTGCCATTGAATACCTGCGCTTGTTCCGTGCCATGCCTTCGCTTTTGGCATTGCGTTTTCCATAACATTCTTTGCCATCAACGTGCGCCGGTCTTCGCTCGTTGTCCTTCCGTGCAATTCCGCATGTTCTTTTCTTGTAAGCAATTCAAGGTTTTCGATTTCGTTGTTCCTCTTGTTTTTATCTTTGTGATGTATGCTATATCCTTTCGGCAACTTTCCGTTTGCTTTCTCCCAGACGTAAACATGAAGACGCATTCTTTTGTCTCCGATTTTGATTGAAGACAAATAATAACCAGTTTTTTTGTCGCTCCTGAAAGAATAACCGTCCACACAAGCCAAATCATAGTTGTCAAAATATTGAATCATAATATCGCCCCTTTCAACGATATTATATCGCGTTCAATCCGTTATTGCAACTATTTTGTCCGATTCTTTCAGATACTTTGCTTGCGTGTACCCGCGTTTAGTAAGTATTAAATGATTCTCTGTGCATTTAATTTTTCTACCATCTTCAAGCGTTATTAACAAAAGGTCTGCTTTTTCCCTTGTCTTACGAACTCCATAAAACGGTTTCAGTTCTGCTTGCCTTGTTGCGGTATTGAAGCTCCATACATAGCCAGTCTTCCCGACAAGATCAGAAATAGGAACGTCGCCTTCTTCTGTCTGTACAAGAGTATCGGCAGACAAACAATGATCGTTAATCTTGATCGGTCTGTCTTCCGCAGAATCTTCGTCCCAGACGTACCCTTGCGCTTCTTTCAGCCAGTTCTTGCAGTTCGGGCTTATCTTGATCTTCCCCGTCTGCAAGCACGTTGCTGTTTCGCGTATTCCGTCCAGAACGTCGTTGTCGGCGGGAAGAACACGGTACTTCTTTCGCTTTCGAAGAAGCGCGATAAACGAAGCCGCAGACGGGTCTATGATCGTCCGCAGTTTGTTGTTCGCGTCTCCGTAGCCAGCCGTAAAGCCGTCCAGTGCGTCCGCATACTCTTCGTCCGTCTTCGGCATCCCTTCGTCGCGCCCGGAGTAGTAGTATTCGTCCACGGCATACCACACATCGCCATATCTCGCCCACAGAATCGCCGCAAACGCATTCATCGTGCCGTAGTCGATAGACAAGGCAACTTGTTCTTTCCGCGCGTCTGGCGGTATTCCCACGGCTTCCTGATACATCGGATAAATGAGCCCTTCTGCCAACGCCCATTCGCCCATGATGTACCGCTGATAGTACACCGTTCCGGCATATTCCTTGCACAGATTTTCTACGAATTCAGGCGGCAGAAACGGATTGTCGAAGATCGTGTAATGCTGTTGGTATATGTCCGCGTCGCTGTCAAGGAACTGTTTCAGCCAATGTCCCGGACTTTGCGGGTTCAGCGCCCCGTCGAAGCAGGAATACGGCTTGTCCAGTCGGCTTTTGAGCATTTCAAAGACTTCTGGATTCCAAGTCGCCACCTCGTCGCCGTAGCAGTACTTGATCGACGAGCCGCGTATTCGGTTAACGTGCGCGATATTATCGCCGCCGAGGCAGAAAACCTGTTCCCCGAACATGAAGCATGCGTTGTCCGACCGTATATTGCCGACGCGATCCGAGCCGTAAATCGTCTGCATCGGAATGATGATGTTTCGGCGTATCGTTTCGCGCGTGTTTCCGATAATGACGTTCAGCCCTTCCTTCCCTCGCCGTTCCATTAGCCGTCTCGGTATGAGGAAGTAGTCCATATACGTCTTCCCGCTTCGCGTCGCGCCGACCTTGATGTTCCATCTGCGCGTCGCTTCGCGCCAGTACGCAAGCTGTTTCTCGCTCCCGATCATTCCTTTTCACCGTCTGCGTCCTTCGCCGCCGCTTCCTTGTTCCACTTGTCGAGCAATTCAAACAGCGGATCGTCTGCGGGTTTCTCCGCAACGGGCTTGTCTCGCCATTTGTCCGGCTTTCGGTTTTTCAGCCAGAAGATTTGCGCTGTCGTGTCCGGCTTGACGTATATCTCCCGCTCGGCATACTCGATATGCTCCTCCTCAATCGTGCCGACGCCGTTCTTAATGGTTTTCTTTTTCAGTTTTACCGGCTCTTTGACGGTAACTTTGAAACCCAACGCAGATTTCAAAAGCTGGTTCTCTACCTCAAAATCAACCGGTGCTTTGCCTCTTTTTAAGGCTTCCGAAATCTCCGGGAAGCGGCTTTTCCAGTCGTAAAACGTGGATAACACAACGCCGATTTTTCGCGCTATGTCGCTGTCGGTCGCGCCCTCACGCGCCCAGCCCTCAATAGCGGTCAGCCCTTCCGGCGTTATCCAGTCAAGGTACAGTCCGCGCCGACCGCCTTTATTCTGTTCCTTGCGCGGTCGCGCCATCGTGTCACCGTCCTAACTGCCTTACAATTTCCTTTTCGCGTTCTGAAAGCTCCCACCGTTCGGCTTTCTCCCGTTCGGCTTTCTCCCGTTCGGCTTTCTCCCGTTCGGCTTTCTCCTTCTCTTGCTTCTTCGCCTCAGAGAGAAGATAGGCGCTGCCAAAAAGAGCTTTATCTTTTTCTTTCTGAGCGTCCAGCGCCCGGATATGCTTGCTCTCATTCACGCCGACACGGAAGTCAATGCCGTAGCGTGAGAATTGCGCGCATCGCGTGGATGTTATCACATAATCCGGAAACGAGTATTTTGGAAGCTCCTTGTGCATTTCTTTCAGATTCACGTTGTTGGCCTCTTTGACAGCCATGTAAAGGCTCGGAGCGCTCCGCAATCTGCACTCGCTTTCCATATTTGTGAGAAACGAAGTATTGACGTTCGCGCCATTCTCATAGGTGACTGAAACGCCGATGCACAACGAACACGCAGAAGAAGAAGAAGAAGAAGAAAACAGCGTCAGCGTCGGCGCAAACAAGAAAAACTTTATGCCGCGCTCTGCGTAAAAGTTTACAATCTCCGCCAGAATAGAAAACGGCGGGTTATCCACGACCACGGCACCCGGATTGTATTTCTCTTTCTGGTAGTCGCCGCCCGGATAAAACGGTCGCACAAAGTCTTTCTTCTTCACGCCGTATTCAGACGCTACCCAATCGGCGACGGCGTTATAAACTACCTCCGGTGTATAGCAATCGTCGGTTGTTTTCTTCGGTTCAAACTTGTCCAGAAACTCGTTGTATTCTTCGTTCCCTTCCTCGCGGTCTGCACCATCCTTTTTTTCGCGGTCAAACCATTCGTGACGCTCCACGCTTTCGTCCAGCTCAAACCCGAACTCTTCCATATCAAAACTCAGCTCCGCCAGCTCTTCTTCCAGTTTGCCAAAATCGAACCCGCTGTTCATCGTCAGCTTATTGTGCGCCAGAGCATACGCGCGGCGCTCTTCGTCCGTCAACGTGTCGAGCCGGATCACCGGAACGGTTTCCATGCCGATTTCCTGCGCCGCCATCAACCTACCATGACCTTCCACGATCTCCCAGTGCCATATAGCAATCGGATCATTAAATCCGAACTGTTCAATACTTTTGCGTATCTGCTCGATCTGTTCCTCTGGATGAAGCTTCGCATTATTCGCATACGGCTTGATGCTGTCAATCGGGACGTATTCGATCTGTAAATCCTGCATTTTGCCCTCCGTTTTACATTTTGTAAAACAATCTTACCGCAAAAGGCGCAATCTGTCAAACTTTGTGCACGCACTTGTCCTGGAAGTCTTGCCGTTCTATGCGCTGCGTATAGTCTCTGAGCATATCATGAAATGTCGTACCGCATCGTACGTATCGCCTGTCACTCTGGAATATGATGTCCTGCTTGTGGAGTGTCGCCCACTTTTCCGGGTCGTTCTGGATCTGCTCCCGCTGGTCGAACATGATGATCGCGCTCGGTATGCAGTAACAAAGCGAATAGAAATATGCCAATGCAAATCGTTCTTCGGCACTGAGCCGCTTCTCGTCTGCATAGGCTTTCAGCAATATACCGTTGCACTCTCCGTCGCCGTTTTTGTGATAGTCAACAAATTCAGCTACCCTTTGCGAAGTGCTTTTTTTGTGGTTCTCCGGCTGATGGTTCCGGTCTTCTGTATCTGTCGTCTCGTGATTTCGTTTCATGCGCCACTCCTTGTCCCTTTTTGGGGCATCTGCGAGTAAAAAAATATGCGCTCCTCGCTTTTACCGTATCACACAACGCCCCTGTGCGTCAATTCCTCTTTTTTGTCCTTCTTTGGGTCATTTTTCCGGCCACCCCAAGAAGTTCGGCATCCCGTTCATGAAGAACACCCTGGTCTCCGGCCAGTCTTCCGCCGTCATGTACTTTCTCCCCAGCTCCTCCTTCATCCTCTTCCACTTCTCCCACTCTACGCGCCTCACTTCCCTCATTCCGAACCCCACCAGCACAAAGCAGCTCGCTCCCAGCTTTTCGTGCCTGTCCAGGCTCTCCCACTGCTGCGGCAATACCGCCGTTTGCTTGATTTTCCCGACGGCGGTATATTTCGCGTCGAAGACCACGCTTCGTCCGCCTCTTATCGTGCCTTTGAAATCCGGCTGCGCTTTCTTTTCATAGCAAGCTATGAATCTCCCGCGCTCGTTCGGCTTTGAGAGCTGCTTTGTGGGTTCCGGCGTTTTTTCGATGTCCGCTATCCCGATTTTCCTGTACCACTCGCACGTCGCCTCGATGATCGTCTCGAACATCTCCCCGTGCTCGCGGTTCCTGTACCCTCTCGCCGCCTTGACGTATTCCTCCGCCGTCATTACACATATCCTCTTTCCGCTGCGAACTTCTGGATTTTGTAGGCCGTCGCGCCCTTCACGCCGGGGCATTTCCCTGCCGCCAGTTCTTCCAGCAGTTTTTTGATGGTCTCCGTCTTCTCTTCCTCTTCCGGCTGCGGCTTCTCGTACAGGTACTCTTCCAGGCTTACCAGCAGGTCGGCTATCCTGTCCCAAATTTCCCCTTCCTTCTCGCTCTCCCACTCGTGCGCCACCGCCTGTGCTTTGCAAAGGGCCTCGAAAACTGCCGTCAGCTTGTCGGTGTTCTTTCCAGTTCTCATTCTCTTTCCTCCTTTCACCCGTCCGCGCCAGCCGGTTTGCTGTCTGCGAACTCGATGCGTTCCGCCTGAATCTCCGTGGCCTTCCGGTGATTCCCTTCTTTGTCCTCGTAGTTCCGTGTCCGTACGCACCCGTGAACGACGATCCTCCGGCCCTTGCTCAGGTACTTCGACACGAACAGCGCCGTGTCCCGCCATGCGACGATGGTCGGGAAGTCTGCCGTGTCTTTGCTTGTCGGCCTGTCCACCGCCAGCGTGAACGTGCATACCGGGATCTGTTCGTTTCCGCTCGTGTATTTCAGCTCCGGGTCTGCCGTGAGCCTTCCCAGCAGGAACACTTCGTTCATTCCTTCTCCATCTCCTTCCTCAGGCTGTCCTTGATGTAATATTCCACGCCCAGCTTCTGACACAGGGCTTCGGCCTCTTTCCCGAACTCCTTCCAGTTGATGTCTGAGGGATGGTAGTTTAGTTTGCCAATTTTCACGCGGTCGAAAGAGGAACTAAACGAGCTGATGCAACGCAACACTGATACCGCGTTCACAACCGGCTCGAAACTGACCCACGTTTTGATGCCATGCTGCTTTACGATATTGAGAATAGCGAGCCTTTTGTGCGCCTGTATTGCCCCTGGCTCCGTATCTTTGCTATCCGCTTTCCCGCTGATTGTGACTCCGTACCAATCCTCCCCGTCCAGCAGGTCGAAAGCCCGGCTCCCGTCGCCTTTGGTAAGAATCTGGATATGATTCCCGTATTCCTTCAGGAGCTTAATGATCTCCAGCGTTGGAGTGGTGTCATAGCCTGTCGGGAATGGATCGCACGTGAAACACAAATGAATTGTCTTGCCGGTGATCCGTTCCTTCTCTAGCTGCTTCCGTGTGTATTCGACGATGTTCTTCCTCGGCTCAACTCTGCTGTGAAACTCTTCTTTATCCCGCCGGAGCACTCCCGGCGCGAAACAGTAATAACAGCGGTGAGGACATCCCGTGTAGATGTTCAGGGCGTAATCCCCGTATTCCTTTGCTGCGCCTTTTGGCTCGTATATCGGACCACTCATGTTTCGTCGTCTCCTCCCTTCGTCTTTCCGAATATCGCGTCTCTCAGATCAACAAGTGCGTCTTCCATTTTGTCCAGCGCCTCGGCTCCCCCGCAGTCCATTGTGCACGTCTCTCCGACCTGGCACCGTCTTTTTGCGTGTCTGCATCTGCACATTCCTCCGATAACTTTTTTCTGCCCCGCCGTACAGTATTTCTTATCTCTGTAAATTTCGCAGTATTCCCTCACGCACCAGCTCATGCCTCATCCCCCAGTGCGTCTTCTGCGCTCTCCGTCAGCCCTACATATCCCGAATACGCGCACAGCTTTTCGTATGCCCTTACGATGTTCCTCAGCCACGTCATGCTGTCGATCTCCGTGTCGTCCCTGATCGACTGGAAAAGCGTCGAGTCGATGTGGTTTGCCACTGCCATCGCTTCCGCTTTCGTCAGCTTCAATTCATCCATTCGCCTTCCCGTCCTTCCCCGGCGTCCATTTCTTCCCGTCTCTGGCGAACGTGTAGCCCGCCGCCTTCATCTGCCTCAGCGTCTCTTCGTTCGGGACGCACTTTTCGTCTTCCGTCACGGCCTTCCGCTTTTTGTCCGGGCCAAATATCTCGAACCTCATTCCTTCGCCCTCCCGAAAAATGTCTCTCTCATACTCACAACCGCGAATCGCCTCTCGTACATATCCCTGTCCGCGAATATTCCCTTTTTTGGCTTGTCGCAGCGGAAGTCCCGGCATATCGCCGGTCTCACCGGGTATATCTCGCACCGCCTGTCGTCGTTGTTTCTGAACGGGCATACCATGTCGAAATCCAGCGGCTTTGCGAACGGCGCACAGTGCTTCCGTTCCCTGATCTCGTGCTTCTTCACATAGTCTCTGATCCGTTTCAGCTCGTGCTTTCCCACCGGGAGCCAATCTGAGCAACAGGCTCCGCATTGGCTGCATTTCCCGTCCTTCGTGTAGTCCCACACGCCCGCCTTCATGTCCCTCAGCACGTCCGCCATGATTCCCGCCGTGCTCATTCCTCTGCCTCACTATTCAGCCATTCGAGCCAGTCCGCGTAAAGTGCCGGACTTTCGAGCATTGGCTGTCGTTCGAGTATTCTCTGTTCGACAAATACCAGCCACTCCGCAAATTGCTCCGGCGTTTTTCGCATTACGCGCTGGTAGTTTGTTTCCGGTATCTTCTCTTTTGGCTTATCGGCATCGTACACATTCTGCCAATAGATTCCATCTATGAGGCTCATGTCGTTTATTCCTCCTCTGCCGGGATAATTGTGGGCGAGTTTTCAATCATCCTAAGCACTTTCAATCCATCCTCATAACCGATAGTCTGGTTTCCGTAAGGGTTGCACTCAGCCTTGATTTTCCTGAACAAATCCTCCGCGTCAATCAGCCTCCCGTGCGGCGGGTCGGGGACGAGAGGACACCATTCCGGTCTGTCTTTTATGCCGTATCGGTATTCTGGATATAAATGCCGCCCACGGCAAGCACAGCACCAACTATCCTCTCCGTCCATCAGCCAACATTCAGCACAGCTTGTCGGCATCTCCATGCCCTTTATCAGTACGCTCATTCTTCCTCCTCTGCCGGGATGTAAACAGGGGCACCGTCAAACAAATCAATGATTGAGTTCGCTCTGTAGTTATCCGGGTCATCCTCGCACAGTTCATAGACTCCTGCCATGAAATCATCACGGTATGCACTGCTGTCAATTAGATCGCCGTGAGGTGTGGGTACTTCTACAGCTTCGTAACTGCGCTTCCCTATCCCGTGTCCGCAGAAGACGTTTCCATCGGAATAGATCGTCAAATGCAGCGGGTAGAGTCGTTCTGTTGGAAGGTGCAGGCCCTTAATCAGTATGCTCATTTGTCGCTCTTTGCCTCCTCCGCAACGTACTCCGCCGCCAGCACTTGACTTGCAAATCTGTTCCTCCGCAGGAATCAAGCGGGAAGCACAGTTCCTCCAAGTCTACGCCCGGAGGACAGCACGGGAGAGTTCCAAAGAACTCAGCCATCTCCTCATCCGTCATTGCCCGGATGCGATCGGCGCGGGTCTGCGGCTTCCGGACATAGTTGAGGCAGAACTCTTCACCATGAGCGCCTTGGCACTCGCTTTCTAGCTCACACTTATTGCAGATGCTCATGTCTCGCCCTCCTTCGCTTCAAATACGACAACCATTGAAGGGAACGGCGCTGAATTTTTACTCCCGCCGAATTTCAATCGTCCACGGATAAACTCTATCTGCCCTTTCTTGCAGTAATCGTGGAACCATTTTGTATCCGTCCTCGCTGGGAGAAGGCAAACAACTGTTGTTCCGGGCTTGCGGCTTTCCTCGTAGGCTTTCTTCACCCATTCCCCGATTTCCCGCCCATAAGGGGGATTCAACCATACTGTCTGCCCCCCCCAATTTTTAGACAAGCCATCGTCAAGTGTCGTAAAATGATTCTTGCATTTTGCATTTTGGTCTGTACTCGCCGGGTCAAGCGTGAAGTGGTACTTCGCATCATATTCCAGAAAGAAGTCTTCCGGTGTTTCCCACTCAGGTGTAGCCGATGAGAACATCAAGTCTGTGTTCATTCTTCCTCCTTCAACACCCCGTGCTTTGCGAAATACCTCAGCTTTTTTGCAAGGGCTTTGGCTTGTTTGCGGGATAGGTGCATCCGGCTTTCGACCAGAACTTCTTCCGGAATCGGGTAGTCGTACCACCCGGCTTTCTCTCCTATCTCTATCCCGTACTTTTCCGCGCTGTCCCACATAATCCTGTGCGGTGGGTTGTGAACCCCAAGCCAGATATGCGGCTCGACCGCGCTGCTTTCCTGTATGGAACAGTCCAGCCCGTAATCGTCCCGAAAGTGCTGGATTTCAAATCCGCGTATGTTCTTCATGTCTTTTCCTTCGGCGGCTCCGCTTGGTGGCTCTCTTGGCTCATTCCAAACCACCGAACGCTTCTCAGTGGAATGTGGCGGTTCTTTCCATCTTCAAGCCGCATCCACAACAGGTCGCTACCAAAGCGAACCTCTGTTGCCTTGAACTCTTCCAGATAGCCGTCATGCCAACGTACCGTGACTTCGTTAATCATTTTGTTTTCCTCCTTCGGCGGCTCCACGGCCTCATAGGTTTTCTCGAAGATATCCGGCTTGCAGGGGTAAAACTCTCCATGTACGCCTTTGATGATGTAGTCACCCGGCATGGCTTTCATGTTACCCTCCAGGGTGCAGATCGTGACGCTGAAAACTGGAGGGGCCTTGCCGAGCTTCCACGCTTCATCGGACTCCAGATTCATCTTGGCTTTGTCCTCGCCAACCCACCGCACCACGCATGGCACGTTGATGTTATGGAGCTGTACTGCCTCTACGATAACGGGCTTTTTCCTATACTGACGAATGATGGTCTCTTTCATTTCTTTTCCTCCTTCGGCGGCTCTGACTCATACTTCGGGCATTTTTCTCCCACTTTGAGCGGGTACTTCCCGCAAGCATATGTGTGGTTGCCATTCATGTAGAGAGTAAAGGTTTTTCGGTTTTGGCACGTTTGACACTCAGGTGAGAGCTGATACCAATACCCTTGATTCCATAGGCGGCTCATTCTTCCTCCTCCGGCGGCTCCGGCATAGGCGTAGGCTTTTCCATCCATCCGATTACATATACGTCTGCGACTTCCGTGTGCATAGGGGCGTACAGATGCCAGTATGCTCCGTCGTAATACCCGTACATTGTTCGCCATGCGTCATGCCAGAAAACAGTAATTTGAACGTCTCTTCTGTCATCCGGCAACCGCTCCGTCACTGGAATCCAGCGGGGAATCTGCTCAACAGCCTTTTCTGCCGTTTCAGCCCACCTTGCGGCACTTCTCTCATTGGATTCCGCAATAAGGTTCAGTTCCTCTATGGCATCGGCGGCTTCCTTGCACAGCACGCAGTTCTCATACTGGCAAGGCTCTCTCAGCCGCTTCACCAGTTCTTCATACATCGTCCGTCCCTCCATCCATTCGCGCCCCGCAGTTGGGGCAGTAGTTGATTTCTCCGTGCGGGTACTGTGCTATCAAATGAATCACATCGCACCGGGAGCAACGAAGCTTATCTGCATCATGCGTTGGTATCCACCGCCCATGCCGCACTTCCACCACATCGGCGGCAGGAACGCTGTCAATCATGGCGGCAAACGTCCTGTTTATTGCCGGGGCGTATTTCGGCTGAAACGCTTTGTGAACGTCCGACCGTCTCACGAAATCGTTAGCCATCTTCTTTCCTCTCTCCGTCTGCGCAGAAGAACTCCGGCCAGCGGTACGAAATGAATCCGTAGTAACACGCATCTTCTTCGGCCCACTCCGCATCCTTCACGCACTTTTGGTCTCCGTCCTCGCAATCGTAGTGCTTGCAATCCCGGCAGCGCACCACGGGTCTTTCCTCTCTAAGCCTGTCATTCTCCGCCAGAAGCCTGTCGTAGCAATCACGGGCCACCACATCGGCGGCGGGTACTCGGTTAATTCTCCGTATGAGCATCAGCTTTTCGTCGTCCGTGATGTAGCATTCGCAGATGGCGTCTTTTGCCCTCTCTGCGTCGATGAAAACCCTGTCAGCCATTCTTCTCCTCCCTGTTTACTTCCGGGTGATGGTTTACTACGTACCTAACCCACTCTTCCCGGTCTGCCTTGCTTTTGAAGGCTTTTGGAATTTTGTCAGCTATCCTCTCCACCTTCTGCCGGATTCTCTTTTTCTTCGTCCGCCACTTCATTCTCTCGCCTCTCTCCGCTGCTGCAGTAGTCTTCCGGCTGAGTTTTGAGCCAATACTTTGGAACTGCCATCTCCGTTATCAGGCTGCATTCGTTGTCCGCGTATTCCCCTCCCCAATACCGGCACTCCCGGCACCGTATAACCTCGACCACATCCCTGTCTGACGCGTTTTCCAGGACTATCTTCGTACCCTTCTCTTCCGACTTCACGAGGAAGTAAAAGAACTTCGGAAGCTTCATCCCTTTTCGACCTCCCTGGGTTCATAATCGTCCTTGCACCGCTTCCGGCCCCGCGTGACGTACAGCGTTCCTTTATTTCCTCCCCATCTGTCCGTCCTTTTCCTGGTGTCGCAGATCCCCGATGCGTTCCCCGTCGTTCTCTGGAAGTGTTTGCAGCTCCCGCATGTCTCTTCCAACGACTTCGCCTTGATTTTCAGCCGCCCTTCCATCTCCGCCTCGATGATCTCGTTCAACCGTTCATCCGGCATGTTTAACATATACTCAGCGATTTCCATTTTCGTCATTTTCAAATCTCCACTCTCCAGTTGATTGCAATCCCGTCTTCGTTCTTCAAGCATGCGAGCATTTCCTCGGTATTCAGCAACCCTTCGTCGATGTCGTGGATGTATTCCAGGCAGGCATCCCACAGCCTCCGCAGCCGTTTCCGTCCGAATCCGAATCTATCCCTCATGACCCGCATCATCACCGCAAACTGCCGCTTGTACGCTTCCTCCGTCGATTCCTTCGCCACCTGCAAACACGCCTTTTCTACGGCCTGCCTGATCTGCTTTTCCAGCGCCGTGAGCTCCGCCACATTCAGCTTCGCCATGAGTGCCGCTTGCATCTGCTCATTGTTCAGCTTCTCGATGTACTCCGTGCTTAATGGTCTGTTCTTTTTCTTCGGTTTCGGCTTCTGCTTTGCCATCACGTTCCCTCCGGTTTCGTGATTCCTGCTTTGGCGAGTTTCTTCCAGTCTGCGCGGTTTACCCCCCGCGCCCAATTCTTTATCGTTGACCTGCTAATCCCTCCGCAGGCATCTCCGAGCTGCTGGTATGTCATACCGTGAGTTGTCAAGTATTCCTTGATTGCTGCTACCTGCCGCTCTTTTTCGCTCTCCGGCTGCTTTTTCCTTCCCCTGAATATGATGCTCTCTATGCTCTGCGCCCTTTTTCCGGTCTTCCGCTGCTTGCATCCTTCTCCTGCAGTGCAACCGCGCCTCCGTTCTCCCAGCGGCATATAGTTGTCCAGAATGTAATTGCATACAATCCCGACGCCCGTAATTGTGCTGTGGTAGATGCAGGCCCGGCACGTTTCGTCACAAAGGCTCATATCTCCTCCACATACATCCAGCTTTGCGGCGGTCGCTGAACCCTGAGATAGGGACAGTCCGTTCCGTCAAAGTCGATTCCGCAGGCTTCACAATCCTCTGAGTAGTCGTAAACGATATGCTCACAGCTCTTACCGTTCTGGCACGGACGGATATCATCCCCAGCCTCCCACCAGCGATAGAACTCGCTCAGTTCTTTTGGCTCGTTGTAGATTTTGAGGTCGCTGATGTGCCAGCAGTAAAACTCGCATTTCTTTTCGTAAACGCTTGTCCCAGGCTTGACGCCGAGATAGTCAAGTAGGTCTTTACGGCTGAGGCAGCTTTCCGCTGTTGCGCGTTCCCGATCCTCTTTGACAATGAGATCGCTTCCTCCGTGCCATGTTATATCGTCGCAGATAAACTCGCCGATTACCTTGCCGTTCATCACTCCCCACATCCGATCTGCTTCTTCTCGGCCCCAGCCGTAGGTTTGAACATAGTCCATATCCCAGTCGCCGCGGAACACATCACCATACACAAGCGGTCTGCCTCTGTTCGTGCAGTAGATGTAGCACTTGAATTGCGTTTCCAGCTTCGGGCGGGTCTTGCGGACTTCGATGATCTTTTCGCCCCTCGCTATCTTTTTTACCCACTCTGGACGTATCGATATCATGACGGCTTTATCCATCGACGACCTCGCATTCGTTGTCGTAAACCCCTACCTCGATTCCGTTGACCGTGATGAAATAGATTTTCCGGCTCAACTTCCGGCCCCGGTATTCCTCTTCCGAGTTGATCTCATACGTGCTTCCAATCTTCGGCCTGTTGCCTTCGGCCACCGGAATGTCTGCCGTGATCCTGATTCTTTTCATTCTTCCGCATCCTCCTCCGTTCTCTCTTCGATGGCCTGCATCTGCCTCACGACGTTCTCCAACTGTCTTCTCAGGTCTTGGATGTCCTTAACCGGCTTTTTCTTGAGGGCTTTGTCGAGCCCTTCTGCGAGGCCGTTCCCGTTCCATCCGGCACAAATCCCGTACTTTTTTGCGACGCGGTTTACCTCCAAAAACGCATCCCGCTGTTCTTTGAAAGCCCTCACGTCTTCGAGCTCCCGTTCCAGCCGGTACAGTTCGTCCACCATCTTTGACCTGACCGCTCTTCCGAGCTCTTTGTTGCTTCTCTTGTTCTCTACCCATTCCCTGAAATACGCCTCCCGGCTTTCGTGGAATGGGTATCTGTCGCTGTCCAATCTGCAGTAGATGATATACAGCAGCATGTCCGCGCTGTACTCGATCTTCCTGTATATGGCCTTCTTCTTCGTCGTGATCGTCTTCTTCTCCGGGTCGTAATACATCAGTCCGACGCTCTCCGGTAGCTCTTTCCTGTCTATCATCCCCTTGGGGCATACGATATAC